GGCGACCACCGAGATCTACACTCTTTCCCTACACGACGCTCTTCCGATCTCTCCCGTCGGGACAAAGGGCCTCATGTTCCTTCGCTGCCCGAAATGCAAGGACGAGTTTGTGCAGTTCTTGCGCGAACCGCAGACAGTTCACGAGTGCCGGAAGTGCGGTGCGAAAATCCCTCTGGACGCGCTGGCACGGTTCGAGTACACCTGCCCGGACTGCAAGAAAACGAGCTACGGCCGGACGAACATCGAGGACGCCGAAATCACAAACCAGAAATTCTCCTGCGTCTGCGGCCGGAGCATCCCGAAGCTCACATGGGACCCGGTCAAGCACTGCTATACGACGTAAGGAGGGCCGGATGATGAAAGCACTGACCCACAACATCCAGCAGGAGCGCGAGGACCAGCGCGACCGCTCCGCCCAGCTCTTTATGTGGTGCATCGTCGTCTCCATGCACCAAGACGACGGCATTGGCGCATCCCGCCTCCTGCGGGCCTGTAACGAAATGGACGCCTTTGAGAAGAAATACCAGACGGCCATCCTCTACGGCAGCAGAAAGAACGCAACGGACGCCATGAGGGAGAACCTCAAAGGCATCTGCGATTTTGAGGTTCGGCTGCCCGTGGACCGTGCACCGAGAGGACGCCGGGAGGAGCAGCTCCGCATGGCGAGCAATCAGGGCGCAGAAATCGCGTGGCTCGTTATGGCTGCCACCTGTCACGAGACGTTCGGCTACGGGAAAGACCGGCTGGCGCGCCTCAAGCAGAACTCCATGAATAACTACAAGCAGTACCTCGAGTGGGAAAAAGAGGACAAAGACCTCGCCCTCGACCGCCTGCGCAGATGTGTGCAGGACGCCCTCAAAGAGGACCTCCGCGTCACCGACACCGACGACCGCAAGGGAATGCTTTCGACCCCGGGCAGAGGCCCCAGCGTCTACGAGACGGTCGCTGTATACTCGGAGATATTCAGGAGGGCCAGAGCGGGACGGGCGGTGGCCCCGCTCGCCGTATACAGCGCAGCGAAGTACGACGAAACCATGGCAGCCGCCCGGAAACGGGCCAGCGTCCTGCTCGGCTTATGACTATCTGCCCGAAAGAGTGCCCGGACAGACACCCGGGATGTCACGACCATTGCGAACGGTACGCGGAGAACAAGACGGCATACCAAAAGCTGAAACAAGAGTACGACGAAAGCGTCCGAAATCCATACTGCCGAAAGTGGACGCACCGGGCTATTGTGCGCAGTTTCAAGAAGAAATTCAGGTAAAGGAGTGGTGACTATGTACGAGGTTCTTTTAGAGCTTGACGACCTGCTGGAAACCTTAACTTACTGGCTTTCCTTTGCGGCCGTCGCCTTGTCAGTAATAGTTGTTGCGGCCTATGTATGGCACAAGGCCGCCGAGCAGAAAGCAACCCGGGCGGAGCCCCGGAAAAGAAAGGATGGAATGACATGAAACAGAGCGAAAAGCTCACGCAGCTCCTTGAGCTTATGCAGGCAAACCCGGAGCTCCCGGTCATCCCCTGTGTAGACGGGGATGTGGTCAGCGGCGACGAGTGTTACTGCTGGCTTGGCTCATGGGGAGAGAGCGCGGTTCAGGAGTTCGTCATTGGCAGCGAGAGAACCTACTACCGGGAGGACGATATTTCAGAGATGAACGACGTCCTCTGTGAACACTATGACCCGGAGCTCGTGGACAACATGACGGAGGAGGAGACGCGGGCGGCGTACAACGCGCTCCCGTGGAAGAAAGCCATCTTCGTCGATGTCCACCAATACGAGGAGGAACCGGATGCCGAGATATGATGTGTTCCTCGAGGGCAGGGCAGAGAGTTCCACCCGCTACTTTGCCGTTTCGGTTATGGCGGACGACCCAAAAGAGGCGGAGTTCCTCGGACACGAGGCAGGGCGAGTGAAGCACCAAGAGTGCGACGAAATCGAGGTCGTCGGCGTTATGTCGGTGACATCTGACCTGAACGCCGGAAAGGGGAGGCTCTGCTGGCGCATTCCTCTCAAAGAACGCGCTTTGAAGTTTGTAAAGGAGGCTATAAAGAATGGCAGAAAAAAGGCTCATTGATGCGGACGACCTTTTAATTGCGTTTGGCAATGCTCTTAACAATGCGACCTTAAAGATAGGCTACGGCTTCATGGAACAGGTCGTGAACGAGCAACCGACAGTGGACCCGGAAAGCCTGCGACCGACCGCAAAATGGATTGTCGTTCGGCTTATGGCGGACGGCGCAGAGTGCAAGTGTGGAAACTGCGGCCGTCACGAAACTTTTACGTCATTCGACAGGCACACAGACCACGCCTACTGCTGCCGATGCGGATACAAGATGGAGGGACTGACAAATGAGTGAGAGGAGACTTATCGACGCCACCGCGCTGGAAGAAAAGGCCATCTACATCACCGGCCCGAAAAACTCGGCATGTCACGCAGTTCCACTCGGACTGATTCAGGCGGCTCCGACCATCGACCCGGAAACGCTGCGGCCTGTGGCGCATATCATTCGCGGGACCGTCCCCGAAACCAAAGACGGCGTGTTCTGCGACAACTGCAGAAGATGCCTTGGCGATGAATACGGTTCTCATGTTCTTGGGTACTTCAAATACTGCCCCTATTGTGGATTTAAGCTGGAGGACGGAACGGAGGAAGAAACGTGAAAGTTTTAATTGCCTGCGAGGAATCGCAGGAAGTTTGTAAGGCGTTCCGGTTTTTAGGGCATGAGGCTTACTCCTGCGATGTGCAGGAACCGTCCGGAGGCCACCCGGAATGGCATATCCTCGGAGACGCCGTACCGGCTCTGCGGGGGGGCAAATCGTCACAATGGACGACAAAGCGCATTACATTGATGCGTGGGACTTGCTCATTGCGCACCCGCCATGCACATATCTTTCAAACGCCGGAGCACGACATCTGTGGAAAGGCCACCAGCTACAAGAGGACCGCGTAATGAAAGGAATTTTAGGACGCGACCTGTTTATGAGATTCTGGTGGGCGGACATCCCGAGGATATGTGTTGAGAATCCGGTGCCGAGCAGGGTGTTTTGCCTCCCGGAGTACACGCAGATTATTCAGCCGTACCAGTTTGGACACCCATACAGCAAGAAAACCTGTCTGTGGTTGAAAAATCTTGACCCGGTCGTGCCGACGAACATTGTTGAGCCGATTGCAACGTGGTGTCCATCTGGTTCTTATTCCCACAAACACGATGAAAAAAACAAGGGGATGTTTACGAGAGACAGAGCGCGAAATCGCGCAAAGACATTCCCAGGAGTCGCTCGAGCATTTGCAGAGCAATTTGGAGGACGGATATGAAGCCGATTAACGCAGAGGAAATCGTTCGTGTATTCAACGGCTGGCTCGAGGAGGCGGACAGCCTCGCAGAGCGGGAGGCCATCGAGTGCTGCATCGACCACATTCAGGACGCCCCGGCAGTCAGCCAGCAGGAACTCCGCAGCTATATGCTGCCGTGGTTTAGCCCGTTCGCGGCCCCGTGGTGTGGGAAGATTCAGTGCGCTTTCCCGAAAGCCTACGTCACCATGAACTTCGAGTTGATTCTCGTCCCGAGGACGAACACATACATCAACCTCAACCACTGCAGCACCCCGGACGAGTTCAAAGCCAAAATCATCGAGAATTGCTCCCGTTTGGCAAGCAAGGGCTACTCGAAGCCTTTGAGCAAGGAGCATCTTGATGGCATCAACAAGCTGCTTGACACCAATTTCACACAGGAGGACATGGAGTACATCTACACCTACCTCGGCAACGGCATCAAACACGAGCTGTGCATGAAATTCGTCCAGAGCGGCTACGACCTCAGCGTCATCGAGGAAAATGTATGAGCTGCCAGTTTTGCGAAGATTACGAGTGGAGCAAGCACAGACCCAAAACCGGAAGAGACCTATACACAAAGTATTATGTGTGCCTTTACGAGAGAACTCTCCGAAAGGGCTGCGGGCTTGCTTCGACCTACACTCACAAAAGACGGCCTCTGAACTTCTGCCCGGAGTGCGGCCGCCAGCTAAAGAAAACAAAAAAGGAGGCGGAAACGTGAAAGGGACGATTCGAGGTCGATGCCCGAAGTGCGGCGGGGAAATTATAGTTTCCGAGTATTATCAGACGTCGCGAGATTACAAAGTTCGTATGGACAGGAAACTATCCAAACGGTACATCGTCACCGATGCTTGAAGCGTGAATGCAATGACAGCATCATGCGGCAGCCTTTGTGGCGCATACTGGGAGGATGAAGAGTTTTCCGTCGGGCAAGACGGGACGTTCTACGACAATAAATACACAGAGGATGGACAGACATGAAAGCAAGACAAGCGGAAATCCTGCCCTGCCCGTTTTGCGGAGCGAATCCGTGCCGCATCGCAGAAAAAAGGGAGGTCATCAATGCCGAAACCGGCGAAGCGATAAGTAGCAATATCGGCATTACGTATTGGAAGCATCCTGAAACGCCTGATTGCGTTTTGGGATTCGGGATGTTTTTTCCCGACACGCCAGACGACATCCAAAGGTGGAACAGCAGAACCGATAAAGCAAAATCTACCCCTGAAACCTGAAAACAATCCAAGTATATTTCAATCTTTAACCATCAAATTTGAAAATTGGAGGACAAAATTTATGTTTCCGCAGAGAAGAATGACGACCGACACCCCGGACGGGAATTACGAGCAGTCCCTCAACCTGTTCGTGCGCGGCGAGGACGGCTGGGTGCAGATGCCCAGCCGGAGCATCAGCCTCAACGATTACATGAAGCAGCTTATCAAGGCACACAACGCGGACATCGACACCGAGGGGACGCCGGAGGAGTTTGACATGACCTTGACGGAGCACCTGTTCGATGGCCCGGAGACCATCGAGGGTCTGCTGGCGGAGCATTACACCCTCTCGTGGGCTCTCGCCTCCTTGCGCGACAGGCTCAAGAACTACGAGGACGCAGGAATTCCGGAGATTATGCCGGAGGGATTGCGGGCCATCGACCGCGCCATCGGCACTTATGGTAAAGACGCCCAGCTCACCAAGGCCGTGGAGGAAATGTCGGAGCTCACCAAGGCCCTCTGCAAGCTCAAAGAGTGCAAGCGCAAGTATGATACCCCGTTCAACAGGGAGACGCAGGAGGTGTACTCGAACATCGAGGAGGAAATCGCCGATGTTTTCATCATGCTGGTGCAGCTCTTTGCAATTTTTAACCCCCATGAGCTGATGAACATTACGAAAATCGTATGGGACAAGCTCGACCGGCTCAAGGACAATCTGGACAAAGAGGCAGCAAAGCAGGAGGGCAGCAAGGATGAATCACCGGAGCATTGATATTTATACCTGCGAGCACTGTGGCCTTGAGTTTCACAGCGAGGCAGAGTGCAGAGAGCATGAAGAAACCCACACGGTGAATTTTGACAATGCTACTCCCGAGGAACTCGCCAAGGAACTCGACGCGCTGGGAGATTACGCCTACTGCTACCGCATCGGAGACAGCGTTATGGGAATGACGGTCAAGTCGTACAGCAACCTTATGAGCGCAGCGGCCAAATGTCTGCGGAAAGGGGCCAGCAATGCCGGAAAAGAGTGAGTTCGACAAGGCGCTCGGCGAGCTACACGACCTGACCGAGTGGGAGGACGCAGAGGCGGCCATCCGGGAGCTCCACGCACGGGAGCCGGAAATCGAGAGGCTCTACCTCGACAGCAAGATTCTCCCCGGAGAGCTGCAAGCTCTGGTTCTCGTGAGCAACTGCCTCGAGCGCGAGTTCGTCCACCGGCAGCTTGCGACCGGGCAGCCGCTTCACACGAATCTTTGAGAGGAGACAGCACAATGAGCGATGACGGTATGTTTTGCCCGTACAAGAAAAGCACAAAGCGGGAGGTTAGCCATTCGTGGACCAGCCGTACCGAGATTACGACAGAGCGTTTCGGCTGGTGCTCTGAAAAGAAGTGCATGGCCTACAACAACGGCCACTGCAAGCGTCTGGAAAGGGAGGAAAACCAGTGAAGAAAAGAAACTGCCGGATGACCGGCGAGGAGAAGAACGTACATGAGCGCGCTGTGAAGTTGCGCAAGATGACCGACGAGAAGCTCGTGGAGCATATCGACCACATCCGGGAGGAGGCCTACAACACCGGCTACTCCGAAGCGGAGGTCCAGCGCGCAGCAGCCCCGGCCCCGGGCAAAACCCTGCCGCAGCTCCTCGAGCAGCTCAACGCCGGAGAGTGCAAGGGCATCAAGAGCGCGACCGCCTACAAAATCGAAGAGTTCGCCCGCCAGCAGGGCTACCTCGAATGAGCGGCCCGGTAAAGGACCCGCTCCGGGCATTGCAGGGAGCCCGGAGCCGGGCGCAGGGCGGGCAGCTCGAGGAGAGAATCGAGGCATCCTGTACCCGGCTGGCGGAGGCGGGCCGCGCAGACATCAGCAAGACGCCGGAACCCATGCGGCCGGTAAGCCAGCCGAACAAAACGGGCCAGTTCCACGCAGTCTACACCAAAAAGGCGGAACCAGACTTCAAAGGCGTCATTCTCGGAGGCCGCGCGGTGATGTTCGAGGCAAAGAGCACCGGGACCGGCAGGCTGAACAAAGACCGCGTTCTCCCGGAGCAGGCCAAAAAGCTCGATTCCTACGAAGCCCTCGGCGCGCACTGCTTCATCGTCGCCACATTCGACGGGCTGCGGATGTACAGAATCCCGTGGACAGTCTGGCGCAGCATGAAGCAGCGGTACGGCCGGAGCTATGTCACGGAGCCGGACCTCAAGGAATACGCGGTACGGTTTGGCCCGGGCTTTACCCCGGACCTGCTACGGGACATCCCCACGATGGACGACATCAACCAGCTCTCGTGCGCGAGCGACGTGCTCACGGCGTTCTGCGGGATGCCCTACGGGACGAAGCCAGAGACGGACGAGTGGCGCGCGGCCGTGTGCAGGTTGAGCCGCCTGATGAACTGGACGACGCCGGAACGCTTTATGCTGGTGAACGAAATACGGAGGGAGCATCCGAACATGGAAAAACCGATATTCTCATTTATGGGTGTCCCCATCACGGAGGACAGCGCGGGCAAGCTCGCAGAGGCCATGAAGAAAAGCGGGGTCTCCGCACTCGAAGTGGTGACTGCCTGTGAGACACTCAAGAAAATTTCCAAAGCCTTGCTCGACGAGCTGCCGGGTGTTACCGAGGAGGAACATAATGACTGAAAAAGAAATTGTGGTAATGGCCGCAGAGGTGGCGGCAAAGGCGGCTGTTGCTGCCGTTCGAGCCATCTTGGGGAAAGAGATACAGGAGAGCGTAGAAGCCGCTGTGACGGACGCTGCCCGCCTCGGAGCGGAGGCCAGCATCAAGGCCGTGGAGCAGGAGCGCAAGAAGTTCCGGGACAGCCGTAGCGACCGGAGATTCCGTAACACAAAGCTCCTGCTGCGTAACTATACCACGCTTAATGCCAACTGTGCCAATGCAGTATACGACGCGGCCAGCGCAGCGACCGGCGAGGAGAGCGTTGAAGAAATTGTGGAGGCACTGGACGAGCTGCTTGAGGACGACCTCAAGGTAGAAAGCATCATGAAGTCCGCAGCCCGGACGCAGATTATCATGCGCCATGTGAACCGGATGCTCGACATCTACAAGGCGGTATGCGGGAACAGTTTGGACGAGGCCGAACAGAGGCACTACCGCGTTATCGAGGCCCTGTATCTGCGGGAACGGCCCCTCTCTCCGGCCGCCGTAGCAGAGATGGAAAGCATCGACAAGAGAACCGTCTACAAGGATGTGGACGCAGCCTGTGCCACACTGTCGGCCTTGATTTTCGGCATCGACGGCATCAAGAAGACTTAACTGTGTAACGAAACGACCCGTTCTGGGGCATAAACGCGGCATTGACAGGGCGCAAGGTCTGAGATACAATGTAGGCGGTAAAACCGCGCACAGAGACAATTTCTTGGCATCATAATAAATTCCCCTTCTTGACAAAGGACCGCCCGACTCCGGGCGGTCCTTATTTTTTTATGTGTTATAGACCCGAAAAGGGTCGTGGAGGAACGGCAGATGAAAATTATCACCCTGCCGGTGAGCGACCTCCATCCGGCGGACTACAACCCGAGGAAAGACCTCGCACCGGGCGACAAGCAGTACGACAAGCTGGCCCGGAGCATCGAGACTTTCGGCTATGTTGAGCCCATCGTATGGAACCGGACCACCGGCAACATCGTAGGCGGCCATCAGCGGCTCAAAGTGCTGGTGGAGCAGGGCTACAAGACGGTCGAGGTCGTCGAGGTCGAGCTCAACGAACAGGAGGAGCGCATCCTTAACGTCTCGCTCAACAAAATCTCTGGCCGGTGGGACAACGAAAAGCTCGCCGCGATTCTGGACGAGCTGAAAGAGCAGGACGAGATGGCCCTCACCGGTTTCGATGACTGGGAGCTCGACGCCCTCAAGGTGACATACGACCACATCGAGGACCTGCTGAACGAGGACTTTTCCGACACCGGCAAGAGCGAGCCGACAAGCTACACCATGACATTCACCCTTCCCGAGGAGGTACACGAGGCAATGGACAAGTACATTGACGAAAACCCCGCAGGCAAGGTTGAACTGGCGCAGTTGCTCGTGAACAAGGCAAAGGGACTTATCTGATGGAAATTATCAAAAAGAGAATCGCCGACATGGAGCGCGCGGAGTACAACCCTCGCGTGGAGTTGATGCCCGGTGATGACGAGTACGAGAAGCTCAAGCGGAACATTGAGCGGTTTGGCATGGTCGTTCCTGTCATTTGGAACAGACGCACCAACCGCGTCGTGTCCGGCCACCAGAGACTCACCGTCCTTATGAACGAGGGCGTCACCGAGGTGGACGTGTCCGTGGTTGACCTCGACGAGACCGCAGAGAAGCAGCTCAACATCGCCATGAACAAAGTGACCGGCGAATGGGACGAGGTAAAGCTCAAGGAGCTGCTGGACGGCCTTGGAGACGCGGCACCGGAGACGGGATTCGACCTGTATGAAATCGAGGCCCTCGAGAACAACGTGGACGCCCTCGTAGATGGCGACTTCCTCGACAGCGAGCTCAAGAGCATCGAGGAGACGTTCAACATCTCACTCAAGTTCAGCGCGGAGGACCGCGACGTCCTGAAAGAGTACATCAAAGAGAACGGCAAAGAGGACCTTGTCGCCATCATCCTTCAGAAGATTCGAGGTGAAATTTAATGGGCTGCAAATGCGGGAGCCAGATTATTCTCTGTAACCTGCCTGTGCGTTTCGACACCTATCGCGGCTGCTCGCACGGCTGTCGGTACTGCTTCGCACAGAAGAAGAACGACATCAGCCACATCGAGCGTGACGAAAGCGTGGACGGCCTGCGCTCCTTTATCGAGGGCAAGCGCGGCAACGAAACGGAGTGGTGCGACTGGAACATCCCTATCCACTGGGGCGGCATGAGTGACCCGTTCCAGCCGGTAGAAAAGCAGATTCGCGCCAGCTACGAGTGCCTCAAGCTGCTGGCGGAGACGAAATACCCGTTTGTGGTGAGCACCAAAGGCCGCCTCATTGCGGACCCGGAATACCTCGACCTGCTGGCACAGTGCAACTGTGTGCTGCAAATCAGTATGGTGTGCAGCAAGTACGACCGCCTCGAGCGCGGAACGCCCAGCTACGAGGAGCGGCTCGCCATCCTCAAGACGGTATCGGCCAGAGTGCAGCGCACCATCGTCCGCATCCAGCCGTATATGCCCGAGGTGTTCCACGACGTGATGAAGAACATCCCCCGCATCGCGGAGGCAGGAGCCTATGGCGTTATTGTGGAGGGCATGAAGTTCTTTAAGGCCAAACCCGGGATGACGAAAATCGGTGGTGACTTCTGCTATCCGCTGCCCCGCCTGCGGCACGATTTTGAAGCCATCAAGGCGGAGTGCCATCGGTACGGCCTGAAATTTTACAGCGGCGAGAACCGGCTCCGCGCGATGGGCGACAGCATGACGTGCTGCGGCATCGACGGTCTGCCCGGATTCCGGCCGAACGAGTATAACCTCTGTATGCTGATGAACGGCAAGAACCCGGAGCCGACCGAGAAGATGAAACAGGTCGGTACAGGGGGGCCATTCAAGACGCTGAACCAGAGCGCGGGCAGCGGGCGCAAGATTGCGAAACAGAGCTTTTACGGCCTGATGCAGGAGGAGCTCGCCAAAAAGACGGAGTACCACAAAAAGGTATTTGGCCTCGAAGAATGACCTAATCTTGAACAAAAACGGCGAAAGATAAGGAGAGGAGGACAATGCCGAATAGGACCAAAGACGACCTTTGGGAGCGTCAACCGGGCGAAAGCGCGCAGGCCTACGAGGCATTTGCCATCTACCGAGATATGGGCTCCAACAGGAGCCTACGAGCCGTTGCTGAAAAGTTATCCAAAAGTTACACGCTTATTGGGCGTTGGAGCCGCGAGAAAAAGTGGGGAGAACGCTGCCGAGCGTATGACAACCACTTGGATGATAAAGCCCGACAGGAGGCACTCCAAAAGTACAAAAAAATGAGGACCCGCCACATCGGCATCGCCTTGCAGCTCCAAGAGAAAGCCCTCGCGGAGCTCAAGAATTTGCCGGACGGGTCCATGACGCCAAAGGACATTATCCAGTTCCTCGACAAGGCCACAGAACTTGAGCGGGATAACCGGATGGAGGAGGCTGGCGTCACGGCCGGAGGTAAGACGGCGGAGGAGCAGGAGGAGACCACACTCTCCCTCGCCGATGAAATCGCGGCCGCATACGAGAACCGGAAACGAGGAGAACAGACATGATGACCCAAGAGGCTATCCTGTACTACGCAGACCATCCGGCTGATTTTGTCGAGGACCTGCTCCACGTTACGCCGGACAAGAACCAGCGCGCCATCCTAAACTCCGTGGCGCAGAACCAGATGACGAGCGTCCGCAGCGGCCACGGCATCGGCAAGAGCGCGGTCGAGGCATGGACTGCTATTTGGTTCATGTCAACCCGGCCATTCCCCAAAATCCCTTGCACAGCCCCGACGCAGCATCAGCTATTCGATATTCTGTGGGCGGAGATAAGCAAATGGCTGCGCAACAACAAGGCCCTCGAGCGGGAGCTCGTGTGGACAAAGGAAAAGGTCTACATGAAGCAGTACCCCGAGGAGTGGTTCGCAGTAGCCCGAACGGCCAGCAAGCCGGACGCCCTGCAAGGATTCCACGCTGACGACATCCTCTATATCATCGACGAGGCCAGCGGCGTGGACGATAAAGTTTTCGAGCCGGTGCTGGGCGCGCTTTCGACGCCCGGAGCGCGGCTGCTCATGTGCGGAAACCCGACGCAGTTGTCGGGCTTTTTTTATGACAGTCACCACAAGAACCGAGGCAGCTACACCACGTTCCATGTTGACGGTCGGAACAGCAGCCGCGTCTCGGACGACTTCGTCAAGACCATCATCCAGATGTACGGCGAGGATTCGGACGTTTTCCGAGTTCGTGTCGCCGGAGAGTTCCCCCGGCAGGAGAACGATGTTTTCATCCCTCTGCCACTCGTCGAAAAATCCATTATGACAGAATGGACGGAACCAGCAAAGCCCGCCCGCATCGACATCGGCTGCGACGTTGCCCGCTACGGCGACGACCGCACCGTCATCGGCTACAAGGTGGACGAAAAGGCCGTGTTCTACAAGCGAAAGAGCGGGCAGGACCTTATGCAGACGGCCGACGACATTGTGGAGCTCGGCCTAAAGCTCATGGAAAAGTACCGGTTCGACAAGGCTATCCCCATCAAGATAGACGACAGTGGCCTCGGCGGCGGCGTCACGGACCGTCTGCGGCGCATCAAGCGCGAGCAGCCGGAGCGGTTCTGGTGGATGGATATTATCCCTGTTTACTTCGGCCAGCGCATACACTATGACTTTTACTACGACAGCACCACCTACATGATGAGCGTCGTGAAGAACCTACTTGCACCGCAGACGCCGGATGGCGCGCAGAAGCCCGTCCAGCTCATTCTCCCGAACGACAATGACCTCGTCGGCCAGCTTTCCACACGAAAGTATTCCATGACCGACGACGCCAAAATCCGCGTGGAGAGCAAGGATGCCATGAAAAAGCGCGGGATGCACTCGCCCGACGAGGCCGACTGCATCCTCCTGCTGTGTCTGCCGGTTAAACCCAAGAGGAGAGGAGACGTTAAGAAGTGAGCGACAAGAAGCAGCCCGCCCAGCAGCGGGTAAACGTCCGCATCGTAAAGGCGGACGACCCGGAGCAGCGCGGCGGGATGAAGCCCATCGCCAAAGCAGACGGCTCCCTGCAAATCTCGCCGGAAGAGGCATACACGGCAGGTATTTGGACAAAGCCGCCGTTCGACCTCCGAGGGCTTTCCAAGATGGTGGATGAAAGCACCATACTCCCGCAGTGCATCCGGGCCTACAAGTCCAACATCGCCGGATTCGGAATTGACATCCGGTACAAAGACGACTTTGCAGACGCGGACGAAACCCCGGAGATGAAAGCAGAGTGGGACCACGCCACAGAGGTCGTCGATATGCTCAACATGGAACAGGAGAGCAACGAGCTTTTCGAGGATATTGTGGAGGCCCGCGAAACCTACGGCTGCGCTTACGCCGAGGTCATCCGGGACATGGATGGGAACGTCACGCAGCTCGAGTTCATCGAGGACACCCCCAGCGTGGAAAAGAGCCGGAGGCTGGACCCGCGCGTCGAGGTGGAGTATTTCCACCGGGACCATACCGAGACCCGCATGAGAAAGTTCCGCAAGTACAAGCAGACCGTCAACGGCAAGACGGTCTACTACAAAGAGTTCGGAGACCCGCGAATCATGGACCCGACGAGCGGCGAGTACGTTGACGAGCTCGAGTTCAAGAGCCGCGCCAACGAGATAATCGAGTTCGCCATCGGAACGGCCACCTACGGCAAGGTCCGGTGGGTGGGCTCGATTTTGACCGTAGACGGAGCCCGGAGAGCGGAGAACCTCAACAATAACTACTTCCTGAATGGCCGCCACACGCCGTTGCTGATTATGGTGAAAGGCGGCAGCCTGACGGACGAGAGTTTCAACAAGCTCAAGGAGTACATGAATGGCATCCGAGGCGAGGCGGGCCAGCACAGTTTCATGGTACTGGAAACGGAGGCAGCGGACAACCGTACCGGGTTCAATACCGAGAACCGGCCGGAGGTCGAGGTCAAGGACCTTGCCGCCATCCTGCAAAAGGACGAGCTTTTCCAAGACTACCTCGAGAACAACCGGCGCAAGGTGCAGAGTGCGTTCCAGCTCCCGGACCTCTACACCGGCTACACAACGGACTTCAACCGCGCGACCGCACAGACGGCTATGGAAGTGACCGAAAAGCAGGTATTCCAGCCGGAGCGGCGGCGTCTGGCATGGGCCATCAACAACCGGCTGCTCAACTGCTACCAGTTCAAGTACGTCGAGGTGTTCTTCCGCGCGCCGGATGTTTCCAACCCCGACGACCTGTACAAACTGCTGACCGTCTGCAACAACGCGGGCGGCCTCACCCCGAACAAGGCAAAGAGCGTCCTGTACAAGGCTCTCGGTGAGACCTCCGAGGACTTCCCCGAGGAATGGGGCGACATCCCACTCGCGTTCACGAATGCGCAGCAGCGGGCGGCAGCCGCAGCAATGGTAGGAAATAACCCCAGCGTGGCGCAGAATGGCAGTTCTTCCACCGGCAAGGAAAACGCACAGCCGGAGGGAAAGACGGCGCAGAACGCCCCGCAGGGTACGCCCAGCGTAGAGGAGCAGCTCGATGGCCAGATTCAGAAAGCGGCAGCCGCCAATGAGACGGAGCTCGTCGCCGTGATGAAAGAGGTTCGCCGCCTGCTGGTTGATATGAAACAGGAGGAGGGCGACGCGGAGTGAAGTGCTTACGCTGCGGTCCCTTAATCAAGGCCATCGACGCCTACCTCGCCAAAGCAGAGAACGACCTGTACGAGCAGCTCACGATGGAGGGCTACCTCAAGGCAAAAGAGAGCCTTGACACCGTGGACGAAATTGAGGAGGTCGTGACGAAGCTCCTCGAGGACAACGCCGACGACCTGCTCAAGGAGCTGGCGGACGCCATCGACCTCGAGACCTTCTTCAAGGACAACTGGCCCAAGCTCAAGAAAAAGAGCAAGCTGGCGCAGGACCTTTTCGACGTTTTCCATACTCAGTTTTCCACCATCATGCCGACGTATGTTGAGGCTTACGTCCAGAAAACGGATGCGGAGCTCACCGTCACAAAGCTCACCAAGAGGACGACCGACTGGATAAGCTCGTGGAGCAGCGACCTCGCCGACATTATGAAGCTGGACGCCGAGACCGAAATCGAGGCGGTCCTGAAAAAAGGCCTCGACGACGGCAAGGGCATCAACGACGTTGCAAACCTCATTGCAGACAGCGGCATCCGCTCCCCGGGCTACCGCGCGCGGAGCGTGGCCCTGACGGAGGTGCTCCGGGCGCACGGCTACGCGCAACTCGAGAGCTACATCCAGAGCCCCGCAGTCGAGGAGAAGATGTGGAAACACACCGGAGCCTACCGGAACGACCCGAGGCAGAATCATGTGGACATGGACGGCGTCCGCGTTCCCAAAGACCAGCCGTTCACCCTGATTGGAGCCGACGGGAACACCTATTACCCCATGACCCCGAGAGACATTTGCCTCCCACCGAAAGAGAGCGTCAACTGCCATTGCCTTTTGCAGCCGGTCGTAAGCGAGGAGGTCCTCGGCCTTTCCCTTGAGGAGCGGCAGGCACTCCAAGCGCAGGCCATCGCGGAGGACGACGGGGAGTGGGAAAAAGAGCTCGACGCGCAGAACAAAGCGCGCGCAGGCATCAACGAGGAGGACTACGCATGAGCTGGAAAACGCTTGACCGCATCGTGTCGGCAATCATCCGCCGCCTTTTCAAGCCCAAGTACCATGTGGAGAGGGTCGAGAGATACCAGCTCCCCGGGAGGCTGCGCATCGTCAAGTGGTGCGCAGCACCGGCAGACGCACCGGAGGACGAGCTCCGGCGCATCTTCTCCATCGTAGACGAGCCCGAGAGCGACGATACGGCCGTTTGGTTCTATTCGTCCCTTGAGGATATAGGCCGCAAGCCGTTTGATGTTGCACTCCTTGAGCGCACCGGAAAGGGCACACGACCGACCATTAGACGCCCTACCTAGGGACGTAGAGAGGAGGTGAGAAAACCATGAGCAAAATCGAGAAAGCATACGCCATCACAGATGCAAAAATTTCTTTCGTCAGCCTCGTAGACAAGGCGGCCAACAAGAAACAGTTTCTTATCACCAAGGCGGAGCATGGCTCCGCCTCTTTTGCTTCTTACGGCCGCATCGTCAACGCGGATGCTGACAGCCACTACATCACCGGCATTGTCTATGAGCCCCTCACCGAGGACGCCCACGGCAATTACATGACGGAGCAGGAAATCACCAAGGCCGCGTATTGGTTCGCCAAGAACGGCAATCAGGTGGACGTGCAGCACTCGTTCGAGCCGCTCGAAAAGGCAGCCGTCGTCGAAAGCTATGTCGCTCCGTGCGATATGAGCATCGGCGAGCAGGCCATCAAGAAAGGCACATGGATGATGACCGTCGAGGTGGACGACCCGGATATTTTCGAGAAAGTCCAGAAAGGCGAAATCACCGGCTTTTCCATGGGCGGCGTCGGCAAGTACAGCGACACAGACGACCCTCTGCCCGAGGACGGAGTGGCAAAGGCGGAAGAGCAGCAACCCGCAAAGGGTATGCGCGGCCTCGTTAAGAAAATGGCCGCCGCCCTCGGCTTTGATGTTGTCGAGAAAGGCGAAGTTGCCGACAACTACACCAAGCGCAGCCAGAGCGACAACTTCTGGACCGCGTTCTACGCCCTCAACGACGTTCTGTACCGGTACAACTGGGTGAACGACCGTTGGGAGTTCGCCTCGGACGAGGAGACCATCCGCGACGCCCTTACCGACTTCAACAACATCGTCACCGCGCTGCTCACCGAGGGGCAGCCCGTTGCAAAATCGCTCGAGAGCTGCGCCGTCGTCAAGGCTGGCAAGGCCATGAGCAAGGCCAACCGCAGCACGTTGCAGTCCATCTACACCAACCTCGGGGAGTTCCTCGACAAATTCCCCGAAGAAGAACAGGAGGAAACCGAAGTGACCAAGAAAGAAATCGAAGATACCGTGGCGGCAGCCGTCGCCAAGGCACTGGAAACCCAGCAGAAGCCCGCGACCAACCCCGTCCAGAAAGCCGCAGAACCGGCAGCAGAGCCCGCAGCTCTGACCGCAGAGGATGTTGGCAAGATGGTCGAGGCGGCCGTCAAGAAAGCCCTCGGCCAGCAGGAGGAGCCTGAAAAGACCCCGGAGCCGCTGACCGCAGAGAACGTGGCCGACGTCGTCGCAAAGGCTGTTGCAAAGGCTGTTGCACCCGTCCGCAAGGCCGCAGGCCTGCCGACCAACCTGAACGATGATGGCGACCCGGAGGAGGACCCCGTCCAGAAGTCCGAGCCGCATTATCTCGCTGGCATCCTGTAAGGAGGAACAAGCACCATGACTATGAGAAGCAACAAGGCAATCGTGAACGCTGCTGGTCAGACCATCACTACCGCCGGTCTGGCCGCAGGCGGCGCGCTGAACCCGGAGCAGGCGCAGAAGTTCATTCAGCAGACCTTTGAGGCAACTCCTTTGAGCGGCCTCGTCCGCCATGAGCTACGCAAAGCAAAGACCGGCGAAATCGACAAGATTGGCGTCGGCCGCCGCCTGCTGCGCAAAAAGACCGAGAACACGGACGACGGTTATCGTTCCGGTGTCAAGCATGGCAAGCTGGAATACGCTTGCACCCCTGTCCGCCTGCCGTGGGAAATTACGGAGGAGACCCTGCGTGAAAACATCGAGGGCTCCAACTACGAGACCATCGTAACCAACCTGATGACCCGTCAGATTGGCTGCGACCGCGAGGACCTGTGCCTCAACGGTGACGAGAAGTTCGCCAAGGTCAAGGAGTTCAGCTCTTCCGCATCCTACACCGCAGGCGACCTCGTCGCATACAACGACAAGGTCTACCAGTACACCGCCGCCCACACTGCAGGCGCATTTGACGCAGGCGAGGCCACCGAGCTGGGTACTGTCGATGACGCCGACTTCCTCAAGGTGAACGACGGCTGGGTCAAGCAGTTCAAGGAGGGCGGCCACGTCGTCGATGTGTCCGGCATCAACTCCGGCGCGATGGTTCTGGACGTGTTCTACAAGGGCCTGCGCGCAGTCCCCGACAAGTTCAACAACGGTTCTCTGCGCTGGCTGATGTCCCCCCACCGCCGTCAGGAGTGGGAGCGTTACATCCTGAATCAGGCAGTCACCGCAGGCGGCATCATCACCGACAAGCGCGTCGAGAACCCCGCCAGCGTTCCCGTCGTCGAGGTCCCGGCCTTGCCCGATGATGTCATCATGCTGACCGACCCGAAGAACCTTGTGGTCGTCAACAGCTACGGTGTCGTCATCCGCAAGACCACGGAGGGCCCGGAGGCCATCTATCAGGACAAGCGTTTCTATGTCGTGCATTTCGACTTCGATACGCTGGTCGAGGAGCTGGACGCAACGGCCATTGTGACCGGTCTGGCATCCATCTGATAGGAGGCAGGACACTATGCACCTTAGACTGATTAAGGGCCTGTCCTATGATGGCGTCGTGCGCGTCTCTGCGGCACATCCTGACGTTTTTGTGGACGACCCCGAGAAATATACCGCACTGCTGGAAAGCGGCTATTTCGAGGCTCTCCCTGACGCTCACACCGTCACCGGCCATCTGGACGCCGACTTCCTTGGCGAGATGGACGAGGAGCAGCTCAACAAGCTCGCCGACGATATGGGCGTGGACACCACCGGCAAGGACAAGGCGGAGGTCGTCGCGGCCGTCGCCGAGGAGCCCGTGGAAGTCCCCGACATTTCCAAGATGAAGCTCGACGAGCTCAAGGAATTTGCCAAGGACAACGGCATCGACCTGACCGGCTGCACCACTAAGGCCAGCATTTTGCAGAAGATTCAGGAGTATGAGGCGGATGCAGCCGCAGCGGCCGCCATCATCAACCCGGAGGACTAATGGCCGAACGGCCGTGGGTCACGCCGGAGAAACTCAAAGAGTACACCGAATTTGAGGAAGTAAAGAACCGCGCCGACAGCAAGCTCAAAATCGACATCTCCCGGGCGGAGAGCTGGGTCATCGACTACTGCAACAACAGATTCGACGACCCAGAGAAATACCCAGAAATCCCGGAGAACGTCAAGACGGCGGTCCTCCTTATCGCGGAGGCATACGCTCACAATGCCGTTGAGCAGACCAAAGTCCGCCTCAAAAGCGAGACCTTTGACGACTACTCCTACACGGCAGAGAGCAGCATCATCGACGTTGGGAAGCTGGGCGTGGAGAGCCTGCTGGACGATTACGTTGTCGTGCAGCCGCTCAACGGCGTCACGATGCGGTTAAGGAGTCTCTGAGCCAATGGCTATTGAGGACTTCTTTGACCATCGTTGCAGCATCTACCACACCCAGCAGGAGAGCACGAGCCCCGGCTACGGGCTCCCCGGCTCCCCCAAATTCAAATACCCCAAACAGCCGGACCTCGAAGAAGTTCCGTGCCATTTCGGAGTGCGTAGCGCGTCCATCCAAATCGTCCAGCAGCAACCGCAGAACGATATGGACAGCGACATAAAGCTCACACTCCCGGCCGGAACGGACGTCAGGCTCAACGACAAAATCGTCAGCAGCGAAACAGGACTCGAGTACACCGCAGGTCAACCGCGAAACATCCGAGGGCATCACATGACGGTAAAGATATACCGCACGGCCCAGCAGAGGCCATTGTAATGGCGCAGGTGACATTCGACACGGTGGAACTCGAGAACTTCGTGAAGCGGCTCGGAACGGCCGCGCAGGGCGATTTTAAGCGGTCTTTGAACGGATTTTTACAGGGTCTCGGTATTGAGTTTCTTCGCATTCTGCAAGATGAAATTGTTCGCCGGAACGTGCTGGACTATCGGCTGCTGCTCCACAGTTTCCAAAAAGGCGACAAAGAGAACATCTGGACGCTCGACGAGAACGGCCTGACCCTTGAGGTCGGCACGAACGTCGAGTATGCCAAGTTCGTAAATGACGGCCACTGGACCAACCCAAAAGGCGTAGAGAGGCGTTTCGTTCCCGGACACTGGGAGAAAGCGAACGGAAAGGACCGCTTCATCTACACCCCGGGCGAAAAGACCGGGATGGTCCTGAAAATGAAATGGGTGGAGGGCTCCCATTACTGGGAAAGCTCCATCAAAATCCTCGAAAAGCTCTACCCGGAGCTGCTCGAAAAGAAGCTGCAAAGCTGGCTGGACGAGTATTTCAAGGATTTTTTGTGAGGTGAAACCTATGGCTGCCTTAGAGCAGGAAATCGCAAGCGTTATCCGCTTTGTCTTAGACTCGGTTCCCGGGATTACGCCGTACTATTGGAGCATCCCGGAGGGATTTATCGTCCCCTCTGTTTTCTTTCCGCAGCCGGAGCTCACACCACGCGGCGACACGCTGCTGTCTTATGCAGTGGAATATAACTTGTACATCAAGTTCTTTTCCAGCACTGACGAGGATGCGTATTCCAACGCGGCGACGGCACTCAACGCCCTCTGCGCAGCCCGCCTGCTGGTCCCGCTCATTGACGAGACAGGGGCAGCGGTAGGAGGCGGATTGCGGCTCAAGGACCCGGGAGGCGTAAAGAAGGTGGACACCGGCGTAGTCCAGCTTGCCTTAACGTGGGACAGCCGCCGCCCGTACAATGTAGCAAATTACCAGAAAGTGATGAACTACAACCTCGACATCGAAATGGGCGAGGGAAAAACTGAATAACAGGAGGTATCTGCATGGCAGAAAAGAACGCAAGCGCAGCGGAAAAGCCTGCGCAGAAGTTCCCTATTGAGCGTCTGGCGAGTGCTTGCCGGACGCTTTTTAACGTCTCGGCCAGCACGTTCGCAGGTGCAACGGCTGGCATGACCGGCGAATACACCGTCAATGAAATGCAGCAGCATATCAATGACTGGCTCGGGAAGGAGGCGCGTGTCTGATGGCAGGCGGTAAATACGATAAGCTGGCTGGCAAGACGCGGCCGGGTACATACATCAATTTCGAGAGCGAGCGCAACGACGTTGTCGGCAACTCCGAACGCGGCATCGTGCTGCTGCCTCTGATTGGCTACGATTTTGGCCCTGCCAAGACGCCCATCACCCTGACGGCAGCAGCCCCGGATGCTTACAGTGTGGAGCTCGGCCGCAGCGTGTACGACACGACCGAGAAGCACATGCTGCTTATTCGTGAGGCTTTCAAAAAGGCCTCCAAGGTCATCGTCTACATTACGGAGGATGGCACGGCCGCAACTGGCACGGCAGAACAGCTTACCGCAAAGGCCAAATATGGTGGTCCTCGCGGTAACGATATTCATGTTTCGGTCGTCGAGAACCCTACCGGTGGCTTTGATGTTACCGTATATCTGGACGCAGATGCGACCGCTGTATACGAGGGTGTTAAGACTATCGAGGAACTTCAGGAGGCTGCCAACGATGACAAGCTGGTTACTTTCTCTGGCACTGGTGAGCTGACCGCTATTGCGGGTCTCAAACTGACCGGAGGCGAAAAGAAAGCGGGCTCCAACGGCGACGTGACGGCGTTCGTTGATAAGATGGAGGGCATCCACTTCAACACGCTTTGTTTCCCCGTTACGGAGACGACCCTCCAGACCGCAGCTATCACCAAAATCAAGTATATGCGAGACAGCATGGGCAAGGGCGTGAACGTCGTCCTGCCTGATGCAAAGACACCCGACCACGAGGGCGTCATCAATGTTACCAACTCGGTCGTTGTGGACGACGTGGAGCTGACCCACGCGGAGGCTTGCGCATTTATCGCAGGCATTACGGCAGCCGCCAGCTGCGTCAAGTCCAATACCTATGAGCTGTACAACGGCGCGACCGACATTGTGGACCCGAAGGATAATGAAGCTGCTATTGCTGCCATCAATAACGGCGAGATGTTCTTCTCCTACTCCGAGGCGGGCAATGTCATCATCGAATACGACATCAACTCCCTTGTTTCCTTCAACAAGCCGAAGGACAAGACCTATCGGAAGAACCGCGTTATCCGTGTGCTGGACTCCATTCAGGAGACCATCCAGAACAACTTCCCGCCCAACAAGTACGACAATAGTCCGACGGGCTGGTCTGTTATGAAGGGTATCGGCCAGACCATCCTCAAGCAGTACGAGGAAATGGGGGCCATCAAGAACGTGGACTATGACGCGGACTTTAATATCGACGAGAGTCTGAGTAGTGGCGACGAAGTTTATTTCATTGTTGCCATCCAGCCTGTGGACTCGGCCGAGAAGCTGTACTTCACCGTCAAAACCCGCTAAAGGAAAAGGAGGTAAGTTATGCAGTACAACAAGAATCCCATCAGCCTCCGTGAGGGCCATGCGTTCATCGACGGCGTCGAAGTTCTGGACAGCGTGAAAATGACCGTCAACTTTACGCCCGAAACGTGGACCGGCCGCCAGCTCGGCGAGAAAACGCCCTCCACGCGCTGGATTGGTGCGACCATCACCGGCAATATGACCCGGCGCAGGACGACCAACTGGCTCAAGACGAAAATCAAAGAGTATCTGGCATCTGGCGCGACTCCGGAGCTGGTTATTCAGGGCATCATGGATGACACGAACTCGGATTTCTATGCGGCCCACGGCTCTGACGTGCTGACCTGCGTCGGCTGCGTTATGACCGGAGACCTGCCTCTGACCGCGCTGGACGCAGAGAGCAGCGGCGTTGTTGATGACGCCATCGCATTCAACATCAAGGATATTATCTGATGTAATCGGCATCCATGTCGGCTACACGAGTACAGAGCCCTTCCAAGGCGGAGGGGCTCTGTTTTTATTTTGGAGGAAAAGCTATGAGCAAGAACCTGAAATATTTCATGCGCGAAGCATCTGACGTTGAAAAGGTTGTCACCGTTCCGGCCCCGGAGAGCTTCAAGGACGAGAACGGCAAGGTTATTCAGCTCGAAGTCAAGGTCCTGTCCTCTGAGCGCATTCGTGAAATCAACGAGGCTTACCACACCCGGAGCATCGCGCTTGATGGCAAGGGCAATCCGTATATCAGCGGCGGCAATGTGGTTTTCCGCGACGAGCGCGACAACGCAAAGGCCACCCGCCATATCATCGTCGAGGCGTTGCAATACCCCAAGCTGAACGACCCGGAGCTGATGAAATACTACAACTGCGTGGACGTCACCATGATGCCGGAGAAGGTTTTCTCCCGCGCAGACGAGTTCGCCCATGTCACCCGCGTTGTTATGGCCCTGCTGGGTATCGGCGGCCAGCTCTCCGAGGAGGAGCAGAAGCAGGCCGATGAAAAGGAAATCGACGACGCAAAAAACTGATTCGCAGCGCGGGCAGCGAGACGTACTGGGCCCATGTCCTGTGGCAGCGGCACGGCCTCCGACCGGAGGAGTTCGACCGGATGACTCGGAGACAGAAGCTCTTTTACATCGCCTCCGAGCAGGAGGAGTCTGCGCACCCGTGCAGGCGGGACACAATCCGGTAAGGTGACGGGAGGACATTATGGCGACTTTGAAAGTTACATTCAAGGCCATCGACGAGATTTCCTCCAAGTTTGACGAAATGACCCGGAGCGGCGAGCGAGCGCTCGAAGCGTTCGAGAACACTGGCACGGCGGCTGACGGAGCGTTGAGCAAAGTCTCTCGCACGGCCACGCAGACCGCTAAAAGTGCCGATACTGCTACCGATTCCGTCGATGACCTGTCCTCGGCCATCGGGGACTACGAAAAGGCCACCGGTCAGGCGGCCGATTCTGCCGAGAATCTGTCCGAAAAAACGACCGAGACCGAGAAAAACCTCGACGAGGCAGCGGAGGCAGCCCGTAAAGCCTCGGAGGAAGTCGAGAAGTTCGGTGATAAATCCGAGGAATCTGGCAAACAGAGTGAGGAATCGAGCAAAAAGAGCCGCGACGGCATCAAGGAGCTGCAAGGCGTCCTTGTGTCGGCCGGAATAGCCGCCACTCTGAACGAGATTAAGAACGGCTTTTTTGACTGCTCCGAAGCGGCCGCGCAGTTCGAGACCTCCACTGCAATGGTCGCTACCATCGCGGACACAAGCCAGAAATCCTTGAGCAGCATCTCGAAAGAGGTGCGCACCTACTCCAACGAGACAGGCGAGGCGGCCAGCGATATGGCGGAGGCAACCTATCAGGCCATTTCCGCCAGCGTCAACACGGCGGACGCTGCGGCCTTTGCGGGAACTGCGACGAAACTTGCCGTCGGCGGCTTTACGTCGGCGACAACGGCTGTTGACGTTCTGACAACGGCCATCAATGCCTACGGCCTCGCGGCGTCGGATGCAACGCAGCTTTCCGACTACCTTATCACCACCCAGAACCTCGGCAAAACGAGCGTGGACCAACTGGCGCAGAGCGTCGGCAAGGTCATTCCTCTGGCGTCTGCGTACAACGTCCAGATGGACAATCTTAGCTCGGCTTACGCTGTCCTAACCGCCAACGGTATCGCCACCGCAGAATCCGGCACCTACCTCAAGTCGATGCTGAACGAGCTCGGCGACACCGGCAGCGACGTTTCTGAGGTCCTGCTGAACTCCACCGGCAAGACCTTTGCGCAGCTCATGGAGCAGGGCTATTCCCTCGGCGATGTTATGGCTATGCTGGGCGACGCGGTAGACGGAGACAGCACGGCATTCAACGCCCTGTGGAGCTCCACGGAGGCCGGTATTGGCGCACTGTCCCTGTTCAACGCAGGAGCAGACAAGTACAACAGTGTGCTCGATTCCATGCGTACCAGCGCAGGCGCAACCGAAAAGGCTTACTCCACGATGGCGGACACGACCGACAAGAGCAAGCAGCGGATGGAGAACTCGTTTAACAACCTGAAAATCTCTGTCGGCGACGTGCTTAACCCCGCGCTCACGCAGGTATATGAGGGATTCACCTCGGTATTTGCAGGCATGAGCGATTTCGTGGACGAGTACCCGGCCGTCGTAGCCGCCATTTCGGCCATTGCGGTCGGCGTGGGCGGATTCACGGGCGCGCTGGCTGCCTACAACCTCGCAACCACGGCTGCAAAGTTCGTTACAGAGGCATTCACTGCGACACTGGCGGCTAACCCTTACGTCCTCGCAGCAGCAGGCATCGTCGCTGTCACCGCAGCGGCCGTCACCCTGACCGGAGTGCTGATTACACAGAGCGACGAGTACGAGGGCATGACGGCCACCTGCCGCGACCAGTACGACGAGCTGCAGAGGCTGAACGACCAGTACAATGCGGCCTGTGAGCAGTACGGCGAGAACTCCGAAGCGGCAAACAGCCTGCGTTACCAGCTCGACCAGCTCAACGACGAGTTTGAAGCCAACCGGCAGACCGTCAAGGAGTTTGTGGCGGAGTGCGACGGCCTTGTCGAGAGCCACAACAAGGTCATGGACGCCTACAACAGCTCCACCTCGAGCATCAAGGACCAAGAGCTCGGCACACTGGCCCTGACCCAGCGGCTCGGGGAGCTGGCCTCGCAGAACTCGCAGACGACGGCGAGCTACACGGAGATGAAAGCTATCATCGACCAGCTCAACGCCGACGTCCCGGGTCTCGGCCTGACCTATGACGGCGTGACCGAGAGCGTGGACGCGACCGTCGAGGCCATCAAGAAAGCTGCAAAGGCGCAGGCTGATTCAGAGTACAAGGCCGAGCAGCAGCAGACCTATGTTGACCTGCTGAAAGAGCAGAGCAGCCTCGAGCAGCAAATCGCCGAAGCAGAGGCAAACCTCGATGCAGAGCGTCAGCGACGCGGAATGTATCAGGATGACGTCACGGGCGACTGGGTCAAGGGCATCTGGACCGAGGACAGTCCATGGATTGCGTGGACTTCCGACATCGAAGAGTACAAGAAATCCCTCGAGGAGCTGCAAGCTGCCTACGACGAGAACCAGCAGACCCTCTCCGACATCGAGGGCGAGTGGCGCGGCGTTGCACAGGCGGTTGAGGATGCGCAGAACCAGACCGTCACCTATGACGAAGCCGTCAGTATGGCTACAAGCTCTGCGCAGTCTGCTCTCGACGAGCTGACCGCAGCCTACGACAAGGCTTACCAGTCCGCCCGCGAGAGCATAGAGGGCCAAATCGGTCTGTTCGACACGATGAAAACCTCGTCTGAGCTTTCCATCAGCGACATGGAAAAGGCCATGCAGAGCCAGACGGACTACCTCAACCTCTACTCTGAAAACCTCAAAAAGGCCGCAGAATATGGCCTCGATGACGGCCTGATTAAGTCGTTGAGCGATGGCAGCGAGGAAAGCGCAGGCTACATCAACGCCATCATCCAGAATATCGAGAAACTGGGCGGCAGCACCGAGGGTATGCCCGCAGCAGCCTCTAAGTTCGTGGACGAATTTAACTCTAAGTTCGAGGAGACCACAAAGGCGAAGGATGCCTTTGCAGACAGCGTTGCCAAGATGGAGACCGACTTCGACGAGAAGATGGGCGAAATCGAGCAGACGATGGTCGGCACGGTCGAGAAAATGGAGATGACCGACGAGGCGGCAGCAGCAGCGAAAGCTACCATCGAGGCTTACTGCAATGCTATCCGCTCCATGACTGGCGAGGCCGGGAGCGCGGCGCAGGCCGTCGCAAACGCGGCTGCCGCTCACCTGAGCACCACACCCAGCACGACGGTCTCGGGCCATGCAAACGGCACGGTGTCCGCACCGGAGGATGTCTACATCGCCGGTGAGGAGGGTCCGGAGCTTATTATTGGAGCAAGAGGCTCCGAAGTATTCCCCGCGCAGGAGACCGAAAGAATCCTGTCGGCGGTTGGAGGCGACGAGACGCCTATTTCGACCGAAAACTCTGCTGCATTTCGCTCTGGCAACCAGCCCACTCCATCCGAAGAAAGCGGAGGAGACCGCAGCGAGAAAAGAATCATCCTTGAAATCAACGGCAGCGGCTCCATTGACGCGACCGGAGCGGACGAGGATACAATCCTCGATGTTCTGACGCGCCATGTAAAGCCGGTCCTTATGAACATCATTAAGGGCGAGATTTTTGAGGAAGGAGACCTTGCGTATGATTTTTAAGAGTAACCGGCAGCTCTGGCTTACGCACGACGGCGAGCGGGAAAAAATGCAATTTCCTGTTTTGCCAGAGAAGTTCAGCGTCAGTCTCGGAACGAAGAACACGAGCGTCACCATCAGCGGCCTCGGTGAAATTATTATCTTGCAAGACCGTCCGGCGGTCGAGGTTTCATGGGACGGCTTTTTTCCGGCAAACTATTTCCCAGGACTTCAAACCCGGAGCATTACCTCACCCAAGGTTTTACTCCAAAAGCTGTGTGAGTGGAAGAACAGCGACAAGCCAGTTCACCTCATCCTTACCGGAACGAGCGCGAACTTTTACGCTGCTATCCAAACATTGCAGCCCTATGAGCAGGGCGGAGACCCGGACAGCATCTACTACAAAATCAAGCTCAAGGAGTACCGGGAGGTCAAGGTCAGGCAGGTCAAAGTTGATTCTGCTGGGACGGCGACCGTCTCTAAGAGCTCGACCCGGACAGATAACCGCGTTCAGGCAAAAACTTACACGGTAAAGCCCGGCGACTGCCTCTACAACATCTCGAAAACGGCCCTCGGAGACGGCGGCCGGTACAACGAAATCTATGCACTGAACAAGGATAAAATCAAGAATCCAAACTTGATTTATCCCGGACAGGTGTTGCAGCTCCCGTGAGGTGAGGTAATGGGCAAGATTACATTTCTCGTCACCAAAGACGAGACCACATACGACATGAGCGAACTGGTTGAGAGCGTAACATGGAGTGGCCGCAAGGGCTCTCCGGCACGCTCTCTTTCCGTTTCGCTTATCGACGATGACGGCTGGAAACACGCCCGCTCCGGCATTGATGTTACCAAGGGAAACCACTGTGTTTTCTATTGGGAGGGCGAAGAACTTTTTCGCGGCATCATCATGTCGCAGAAGCAGAACGCAAAAAAGACCATGACCATCAGAGCCTACGATGTTGGTATTTATCTGTCGAACAACAAAGACAGCTTTAACTACAAACAGAAAAAGGCCTCAGACATTTTCAAAGATTGCTGCAACAGATTCCAGATTCCATACAAGGATGTCGCTGATACGGGCTATGTGATTTCGGAACTCCCGAAAGCAAAGACAACGGCCTGTGACGTGATTCTTGACGCTCTGAGCCTTACTTTCAAGGCGACCGGAATCAGATACTATGTTACTTCCGCTGGCGGCTCCTTGAGCCTGATTAAGCGGAAAGACAGCATCTTGCAGTGGGTGGTTGAAGCGGGAAGTAACCTTTCAAACTACGACTACTCGTGCAGCATCGAGAAGGTGAAAACCAGAATCAAGCTGTTGTCGAAAGAAGATAAAGTTGTCGCCCAAAAGGCTGACACGGAACTCGAGAAAACCATCGGAATTATGCAGGACATCACGACGCCCGACAGCAATACCGAGGAGACAAACCTCGCAGACATGGTGGAGTCCATGTTGGCGGAGGAGAAGCTCCCGAGTAAGTCACTCAATGTGGAGGCTCTCGGAATCCCGGACGTGATTTCTGGCATTGGAGTCTGCATTATCATCAATCCTCTCGGAATCTCGAACAGCTACTATGTTGACGAAGATACCCACACGTTTAAGGGAAACTACCATTCAATGCGCCTCACCATGAACATGGCGACGGACACGGAGCGGAAAGTCAAAACGAGTAGCAGCTCGAGTAAAAAGAACGCGCACTCCGTCGGAGATAAGGTTCAGTTTACCGGAGGCCCGCAGTATGTGGCGTCCACCGCGACCTCTCCGACCAACAGCCCAAAAGCGGGCCCTGCTAAAATAACGGCCATTGCCAAAGGCAAGAACGCAAAACACCCGTATCACATCATCCACACGGACAAGCAGAGCACCGTGTATGGATGGGTGAACGCCAGTCAAATCGGATAGGAGAAGCCTATGGACCCGGAACAGGCAACGAGCTTCAAGCAGCTCTTTATGTCTATGCTCCCGAACGATGGTGGCATTGTGGTCGGCACGGTTACAAGCGAAAGTCCGCTTACCATCAAGATAGAGAACGACGAAAAGCTCGAAATTTCTGGTAGTGCGCTTCTCGTCCCTCGCAACCTTACCGACTACCAGACCCGCATTGATATATCTCTTGCTGGCGGAAAAATCGACAGCAATACTCATATCGGCGGAGCGCATGGGCACGACTTTGACCTGCTGGATTCCCGTTCTGGTAAAGTCTCTGGCATAATCGGATGCCCTTATGAAGGAGCAAAGGACCAGCCGGAGGGAGACTACCACAAGGTTGAGAGCTCCAAAGCGAGCGCTCACATCCATTCGTTGCAAACCTTTGTCATCGAAGGAGCGCTTATGACGGTTTACAATGCGCTCAAGGTTGGAGAGTCCGTGTATCTTCTCCGCTTCAACAACGGCAAAAGCTACATTGCGCTCGAAAGGGCTATCGTATGAGCAGAGTTTTTGTTCCAATCGCTATATCCGGCATTGAGGAGGAGAAAGAGCAGCCGTCGCTCACCTATAAACTCGACCTCAAGACCGGACGCATCGTTGGAAAAGTTGATGGCCTCGAGGCTGTCAACCAATACATCGAGAAAGCGCTTCTTACACCTCGGTTCCATTGCCTTGTGTACGACAACCAGTATGGCAGCGAAATCAAGGACACCATCAAGGACGAGAGTGCGACGGAGGAGCTTATCAAGTCGGAAATCCCGAGGCTTGTAGAGGATGCACTCCTTTGTGACGGTCGTATTCTGAAAGTCTATGACTTTGAGTTTGAGTTCAACGAGGACTACTGCAACGTGCATTTCAAGGCCGACACCATTTATGGGACTACAGAGGTAGAGGAGGTGATATAAAGTGTTTGAAGCCCAGACCTATGACAAGGTTTTAGAGGATATCTTGAGCCGCGCGCCAGATGGCATCGACCTGCGGCAGGGCAGCATCTTCTACGATGCTGTCGCTGGCATCGCTTTCAAAATCGCTAAATACTACGCAGACCTTGAACAGGTATTCGAGATGGTGTTCTTGGTGACAGCGACCGGAGACTACCTTACACTGAGAGCCGAGGAAAACGGCGTTTATAGACAGGTTGCCTCCGCTGCAAAGTACCGCATCAAATACGAGGGCGAGCTCCCGGAACTCGGGACGCGCTTTTTCTGCGATGGACAATATTTTGTACTTGCGCAGGACGATGACCTTGGCTTCTATATTGAAGCGGAGGAAACCGGAACGGCGGCAAATGATATTTTGTCCGGAACGGCGGTCGTTCCGGTTGAAACATTGCGCGAGCTCACAGCCTGTTCTATCGCGGAGGAACTTGAGCCGGGCTCCGACGAGGAGGACGACGAGAGCCTCCGAAAACGAGTTCAGGAGAAAATTGCGGGCCCGGCTGAAAACGGAAACCGCCAGCACTATAAGACGTGGTGCGAAAGCATTTCTGGCGTCGGCCGCGCACGCATCATCCCTCTTTGGGCAGGAGAGAACACCGTCAAGGGAGTTCTTATTGATACGGAGGGAGGACCGGCATCGGACGCTGTCGTGCAGCGTGTGCAGGAGTACATCGACCCGGGCGGAACCGGATTGGGGGAAGGGCAGGCCAATATTGGCGCGCACTTCACGGCCGTTGCAGCCACCGCTAAAAAGGTGGATATTTCGTTCTCTGTCACGTTGGCAAAGGGCGGAAACCTTGCCACGGTCAAGGATGCAGCACAGACTGCACTCAAGGCACAAGTCAAGAGTATCAATCTTTCGGCGAACGACGGGGAAACGCCGACCCTGCGTATCAGCACGGTCGGAAATACTATTTATGGCCTCACGGGAGTGCTGGACTACGAAAACCTCCGCTTTAACGGTCAGACCTCAAACGTCGAGACCGGAACAGAGGAGGTTTTTGTCTTAGGGGAGGTGAACGTCAGTGAAACCGACCCTGTATCCTAATGGATTTCCAAGCGTATATGATGAGCTAAAAACATTTTACCCGGTATTCTACCGGGACGTTTTTGAGATGGACGCCATCTGGCGTGCCGCAGGAGGAAAGCTCGACGAAATCGAGGCAGGCGTTGACGCAGCAGCGAACGATACCTTTATCTCGATGATGGACGCAGCTGCACTCTCCGATATGGAAGCGTTTCTCGACATTGCACCGAACAAGAACAGAACTCTTGAGGTTCGGCGCAAGCTGGTAGCATCGTATTTTGTTGGCGCAAACCATATTGGCGCGCCTGAAATAAAAGAGCTCGTCCGAGGCTATACCGGAGACACCCCAGAGGTCAAATTCAGCAAGGGCAGAATCTACGTTTGCATATCGCCACCGGATGAATCGGCTTTCTTTTCGAGCGACATCATCGAGTGTTTGCTGAGAAAAATACCGGCGCACCTTGCGCTGTCACTTTCTCTTAGCTACAAACCGGATGTACAGCCAGCATACGCGGCAGCCGCTCCGCTCGGTACGACAATTTCTTGCACGGTGCGACTGCCGGGAACTATTAAGCCGCGAGCTGTCAGCGCGACGGCATATGCTGCGGGAGCACTCCGGGCATCCCGGATGCAAGCCTCTGTTAAGCTGCCGGGAACCATCGGACCGAAAACCATCAGCGCGCGGGCGTTTGCCACTGGCGGGCCTGCGAACGCGCGTGAAACCATCACAATCAAGATTGGAGGACAGACAACGTGAGTTGGGAAAAGTCTAACTACACCGCCGCCGGTGCCGCCCTGCTGTCGGAATCTCTCTCCGGCGGCGCGCTGACGATTACCCGCGCTGTGAGCGGTACTGGCTCTGCTGACACAGACCTTTCGGAAGAAACTACGGTCAGTGGCGACCTTCACGAACTGATGCTGCTTGGCATTGAAACCATCGAGGACGACGACAGGCATCCCGCGCGAAAGGTCAGCGTTCATACTGAGAGCGGAGACGACGCCTACCTTATGCATCAGGTGGGCGTTTTCGGCCGCTTGAACGACGGGGAGGAGGTCCTGCTGTTCCTTATGCAGGACGAGCGCGGCGTCGAGATTCCCGCGAGTGGCACAAACGCTAATTTTGCGTTCGACGTTGACATTCTGCTGGCTGTGTCGAACAAAGCGAATATCAGCCTTACAGTGGCCCCGCAGGTACAGGCACTTATGAAGCTGGTCAAGGCCGAAATTGAGAAGCACAACGCCGCCGCTGATGCCCATGCAGCGACCATCACGGCAGCGGTCAGCGCTGCCGTGAAGAACCTGTCTGAATCCGGGGAAATCCTGAACGAAGAACAGGTCAAGGCCCTTATCAAGGAGCAGGTGGACGGCGGTACGGGCGGCGGCTACTATGGCTCCTACGAACTCACTCTTGCAGCGGACGGGTGGAAGCCCGCCCGCAGCGAGGATGATTACGAAAATGCCGGTGGTATGG